GTTGAGTTATCAAGAAGCAGAAACAGAAAAGTAGTTCACCCACACCAAGATATTTCTAGTGAAGATGCAGAAGTACAGGCAGTATGTAATGCTGTTTGGACTGATGAAGTAAAATCTGCATGGAATACTTTTCAGTCATCACAAAATGAAGTAGTATAAGCCTCATGGCCAGCGAATTATTAGTCAATAAAATTACCCCTGAATCAGGGACCACGCTAACACTCGGAGACAGTGGCGACACGATTTCTTTTGCTAGTGGCGTACTACCCACGCTAGAAAGTCTCACGATCACGGGGGATCTGACGGTTGATACCGATACATTTAAAGTTGATAGTACGAATAATCGTGTGGGAGTGGGTACGACTTCACCCTCAGTTACTTTTGATGCGGAAGCAGATGGTGCTACTGTTGCTCATTTTAATAGAGCAACCAGTGATGGTGATATTATTGAACTTCAAAAAGACGGAACAACTGTAGGTAGTATTGGTGTTGCTAGTTCTGATTTAAATATTTATGGAGATGTTGGAATTAAATTTTCTGGTGATGATGTTCGCCCTACTGATAGTTCTGGTAATAATTCAGATAATGCTGTTGATTTAGGACACTTTGATGTTAGATGGCAAGACCTATATTTAGGTGGCTCAGTCTATCTCGGTGGTACAGGGAGTGCCAATGCCTTAGATGATTATGAGGAAGGTACTTGGACACCGACTTATGAACCCGCTTCTGGTTCATTTACTTCAATTACTTATGACAGTCAAGCCGCAGAATATGTAAAAATTGGTAGATTGGTTTATGTCACTGGCAGATTAAGAACAGATTCTATTACTGTAGGAACTGCGAGTGGAACTGTAAGAATAAGTGGTTTACCCTTTACAACTGATGGTACTAATTTTAGGGGGGTTACTACTATTTATGGAACTAGTTGGGGTATAAATAGACCTAATTTTGTTTTAACTTTAGCTAGTGCTACACAACTTGCTTTATATAGACACAACGAACCAAATGATGTAGCTACTGTAACTGTAACTGATATGGCTACAGGAGCAAATAGCAATAATATATATTTTAATTGTGTTTATCAAATAGCAGGATAAAGGAGTAAAAAATGGCAATAACAAAGGAAACACAAATCGCTAAAATAGAAGTCGTAGGCGAATACAAAGCTGTGCAAATTGCTACGGATACAGTCATCAAAGAAGATGGCGTTGAGTTATCAAGAAGCAGAAACAGAAAAGTAGTTCACCCACACCAAGATATTTCTAGTGAAGATGCAGAAGTACAGGCAGTATGTAATGCTGTTTGGACACAAGACGTCAAAGACGCTTGGGCATCGTTTCAAGCAAGCCAAGCAGACCCTGCTTGATTCTTGAACTAATTAGGATATATTAAGACCAGAAAATACTCAAAGGAGAATTACAATGGAAAATATAACTTTAGATGGCGTTGAATATAAAATGGATGATTTGGACAACGAACAAAAGATTATTCTTCAAGGGGTTATTGTCAATCACAATGCAGAGCAAGAGGCGATCAAAAAAGCAGAAGATAGTGGTGTTTTAAAGAACTACTATATTCAAAAGCTCAAAGCCAATATTGCGTCTAAGAAAAAAGATGACGACTCAAAATAACGAATATTATCAACTTTTGTGGGAATGTATTCAATCCGATCAAGTACCAGAAGCGGATATTGTAGAACATATGAAAGATGAAAACTTTAAAAAGTGGCTACAAGATCGTGGATTTTTAAAGAAAAACTGATATAAATTAAACCATGGCTTCCACATATTCCGATAGACTCAAACTTGAATTAATGGAGACAGGTGCGAATGCGAACACCTGGGGAAATAATACCAATAACAATTTACAGACAGTCGATGCCTTTAGTGCGGGTTATTTGTCCAAGAATGTGGGTGGATCTTCTAACGTCACATTAACGACGGCTAATGCTTCGGCAACGGCTGAGTCTTCTAATAAAGTTTTAGAGTTTACAGGATTATTAACAGGGAATATTACCGTGTTTGTTCCACAGGTAGAAAATAACTATCTTATTTATAATAACACATCAGGTTCTTTTACTTTAGATGTGGCTGCTACAGGGGGCACAGGAACTTCGATTGATCAAGGAACTTACGAATGGATTTATTGTGATGGTACGAATGTCGCTAAAGCAGATTTAGGAACAACTAATGCGTCTCAAATTACTTCTGGCACTTTAGCAGATGCTAGACTAACTGCTAATGTCACACTCAACAATGCTTCGACTATATCCACAGGAACACTACCTAATGCTAGACTTTCTGCTATTCCCAATTCCGCTTTAGACAATTCTGCTATCACTGTTGATGGTACAAGTGTCTCTCTTGGTGGGTCTATCGATATTATAGAATCTGGAACCAAGATGCTTTTTCAACAAACAGCGGCACCAACTGGTTGGACCAAAGATAGTACACACAATAATAAAGCACTGCGTGTCGTCACAGGCACTGCTAGTTCAGGGGGTTCTAATTCCTTCGCCAATGCTTTTAATTCTAATCAAACTGTTAGTGGAACAACAGGGGGTTCCGGTGTGACGATTACAGGTAGCACGGCAGGTCATACATTGACAGTCAGTCAAATACCTTCCCACACTCACACAGCTTCAGGTAAAATAGTTTTAGTTGGTAATGGTGGTGGTTTTGATTGGGCAGGAGCAACGGGAACAGCTGCTACAAGAACTACTAACGCAACAGGTGGTGGAGGTTCTCACTCTCACGGTTCAGGTACTTTAGCGGGTTCTTCTCACACTCACTCTTTCTCTGACACCTTTAATTTAAACGTGCAATACGTTGATTTAATTATTGCTACTAAAAATTAGTTTTGAAACTCGAAATCAAAGATAACTGTCCTCTCAACGGTTTTAAAAAGTGCAAAAAATTTAACTGTGGTTGGTTTATTCAACTAAAAGGAACCCATCCTCAAACAGGAGTAGAAGTAGATGAGTATGGTTGTGCGATGGCGATGCTACCTTTATTAATGGTAGAAAATTCACGACAAACAAATCAAGCAGGAGCGGCAATCGAAAGTTTCAGAAATGAAATGGTTAAAGCAAATATGGCTACTCTCACAGGATTAATGAACGCCACCCAAAATACAAAGAAATTAAAAAAGGAGTAATAATGTTAAAACCCGAAGAACTGAAAGACAAGAATTATAAAATATTTTTAGGAATGCCCATGTACGGTGGAATGCTCACCGAGAACACGATGCACGGTTTATTGCAACTGCAACAATGGTCCATGGCCAAAGGTGTAGGAATGCGAGTGCAAACCATGGGAAATGAAAGTCTCATTACTCGAGCCAGAAATACCATTGTTTCGATGATGATGGATCAAACCGATTACGTAGCCACCCATTTATTATTTATTGATGCCGATATTGGATTTAACGCTCAGAATATTGAACGACTTCTTTGTGCCGATAAAGATGTGGTGTGTGGTATTTACCCTCGTAAATGTATTCATTGGGAAAAAGTAATTCAGGCAATGAAAGAAAATCCTAATATTAGTGAAGAAGAATTAGAGGTGAAATCCTTAGGTTATAATTTAAACTTTGATGATCCTCAAAATGTTCAACTACAAAATGGTTTTTGTAAAGTCAATGAAGCAGCGACAGGAATGATGCTNGTTAAACGAGAAGTCTTTCGNACNATGATGAAAAAGTTTCCCGAAAGAAAATATCAATCCGATCAAATTATTAATGGTAAATCTTTTAGTTCTGATAACTGCTATGANTTATTTACTGTTGGTCCTTATGAAGCTAATGGTAAAAAAAGATACCTATCCGAAGACTATTATTTCTCTCGACTCTGGCAAGAGTGTGGAGGAGAGATATGGGCGGACGTAGCGATGCCTCTCACACACTTTGGCAATCGAGCATTTAAAGGGCATGTTGGCTCTTTATTTGCTAAAAAAGATGATGTAAAGTAGGCGTTATGCCACTTACTAATTTTACTCTTAAACCAGGGATTAATAAAGAAGTCACTGATTATACGGGCCAAGGACAATGGGTTGACTCGGACAATGTTCGCTTCTTTCAAGGATTACCTCAAAAAATACAAGGATGGGAAAAATTTATCTCGACGACTTTAGTGGGAGCTGCTCGAGATCAGCACGCTTGGGTATCCTTAGATGGAATTAGATATGATGCTGTCGGTACCGACCGAAAACTGTATGTGATTCAAGAAGGTCTCGCTTATGATATTACTCCTCTGAATCAAACCAATACAGGAGCCACTTCCGTGTTTACCACAACAACAGGTTCCTCTAATGTGACAGTTTCTATTGCAGGACACAATGCAATCGAAGGTACTTTTGTTACTTTTGATAATGTCACTTTATCCAATACAGATACAAGTTTTGACGCCACGACTTTTGAAGACAAAGAGTTTGAAATTTTAGGTGTTGCGAACACAGATGCTTTTTATATTGACGTAGGATCTAATGAAGCCAATGTAGGGATCACAGCTCAAGGAACAACGGATGCTGCTTTTCAAATTAATCCTGGACCTGAATTCTCTCTCCCTGCTTATGGTTGGGGCACCGATAGTTGGGGATCGGATACGTGGGGAACTCCTTCCGATGAATCTACTGTTACTCTATCAGCAAGACAGTGGTCCCTGGACAATTATGGAGAGGACTTGATTGCTACTGTTTTAAACGGTGGTACATATATTTGGGATACCTCGAGTGGTGTATCCACAAGAGCAACGGCTGTAGCAAACGCTCCAACAGCATCTCGACTAAGTTTAGTTTCCACCCCGGATCGCCATTTAGTTTTATTAGGAACAGAAAATACAATTGGTTCCGCTAGTTCTCAAGATGATTTACTTATCCGATTTTCTGATCAAGAAAACATTAACGAATATCAACCCAGAGCAGAGAACACCGCAGGTTCACTACGCATTGCCGACGGATCACGGATCGTGGCAGCAGAAAGGTCAAGAGGTCAAATTCTTATTTGGACAGATACCTCTCTTCACTCGATGCAATATATTGGTCCTCCCTTTACTTTTGGTCTACGACAACTCGGTCAAAACTGTGGAATTATTGGTGCTCACGCAGGTGTTGATTTAAATGGTATTAGTTATTGGATGTCTCAAGATTCTTTTTATCTGTTTGATGGTTCGGTAAGAATACTACCTTGTTCTGTTGAACAGTTTGTTTTCAACAATATCAACATCACTGCTTCCGAAAATGGCTTTGCAGGACATAATGGTGAATTTAATGAAATATTATGGTTTTACGCAAGAACAGGATCTGATCAAATTAATGCTGTTGTGGCTTATAACTACTTAGAACAAACTTGGTGGACAGGTACTTTAGCTCGTACCACTTGGATTGATCGAGAGGTTTATGATAATCCTGTTGGTTCACAATATGACGCAACCGCTATTGCTAATAATGAAACCATTATTGGTTTAACGAATGGAGCATCTCAAATGTATATCCATGAAACAGGAAATGATGCCGATGGAGAAGCTATGACTGCCTATTTAAAATCTGGTGCTGTTCAAATAGGACAAGGAGATGATTTTTCTTTTGTCTCTAAACTGATACCAGATATTCAAAATCAAAGTGGTACGTTAAATTTAGACTTTGAATTTTTACGTTATCCTAATGATGCTAATGCAGTCACTAAATCTACTAGCTTTACATCAGGAACAGAAAAGGTAGATTTACGAGGAAGAGGTAGACAATTCACAGCGAACATTGTTTCTAACACAACGGGTACTGCTTGGAGATTGGGGACTATTCGTTTTGATATTCAACCCGATGGAAAAAGATAATGGCTAAATTAGTTTTACAAAGATTCCCTGATCCCCCACAAGATTACGATCCTCGTAACTTTTATGAATTAATTCGTCAACTAGAAGCCTTAATTCAACAATTGAATAGTTCATATACACAAGATAGTTTAGAAGAAGCAACAAGGAGAGCGTGGTTCTTTAGCACCTCATTTTAAATGGCAGACGTATATAAAAATTTTACTTTAGAGATGACCACGGCAAATACAGTTGTCTTTACTGTACCTGAAGCAGATGTGGCGAATAATATTCCTGTATCCACCTTTATTGCTAAAACTATTTATGTGGTTCATAGTACTACTTCTCCTTCAAAGACTGCTTTTACTTTATCGCACTATGATGCGAGTGCGAATACAACTATTAGTTTGGCAGGAGAAAGTAAAACCACCGAAGTATTTAACGTTTTAGCTCAAGGACTCTATGTCTTTGAAGCAGGAGATATTCTTTATGCTAACGCTAATGCTAATTCACAATTAGTTTTATCAACCTCACTTTTAGAAATTAAACAACAGCAGTAATGTCTTTACTCTATGTTCGAACTGCGAAGACAGCTTCGAGTACGATGAACGCTTGGTGTGGGACAGACTTTCCTGTTACTTTTAATAAAAGATTTCTTTGGGAGGCGCCTAATAGTCCCCTTATTGAACAAGCGATATCCAAAAATCATTGGTTAGTAACCACGGTCCGTGATCCATGGACCAGGGCTATCTCTTGTTGGAGACAGGCCCATAAAGCAGCTTGGATTGATAATGAAGTTACTTTTAAAGATTTTTTAAAACTAGACTTCAAGGCTTTTAAAAGTTCTTGGGCGATTACCCATACCATTCCTTTAGTAGATTACCTTGAACCCTATATGGATAAAATTAATCAATTTATTAAAATAGAAAAACTTAATGTCGAATTACCTCAACTAGCGGAAAAATTTGGACTTAAAAGAGATAAGGTTATCAAACAATATAATAAAAATGATTATATGGATAATAGGTCTTTGAAAGATGTCTACGATGAGGAAGCTATTCAGCTTGTTTTAGATAAATACGACAAAGATTTTAATGCTTTTAATTATAGCAAAACCATTGATTTCTAGGTAAAACACCTATAAAAATAAAGTATGGCAAAAATTATAGATGAACCGGTCATCTTACGCTATGAATACGATATTGAAGGGAATCAAATCCCTGTCTATAGTTGTAAGGTTGAAACTACGATTACCAATAAACGAACTGGCTTGGAATATGATTCAGAAGATCATGCTAATAATGATATTAATGATCCTACTACTGATACTACTTCCGAAGATATTCGCCGGGATGTTAACGTCATCGCCCCTAAATTATTCACGGGTGCGATTGTACCAAAAAAGTAAGGACGATAAATGAGTATAGCTCAATATGGAAGATATGGAGATAACCAAGTCGCTCACGTAGCGAAAGGAGAACTTGTTGTACCCAAACAAATTCTTCGCAAGCGTCCAGATCTTCGTCAAGAGATATACAAAGAAATTGAAAAATACGGAGTTAAAGGAAAAAGATATGTTGTGGGTAATAAATCTAATTCTATTAATCCTCATACTGGACATCCTGAATTCTTCTTAAAAAAGATTTTACCTGCAGTCCTCGGAACAATTGGATTTGCTATTGGTGGACCGATGGGAGCATCGATTGGTGCGGGTTTAGGATCAGCTGCAAGAGGAGATAATCCTACCAATATTGCAACCAATGCCTTAATGGGATATGGGCTTGGAAGCTTTAGTCAAAGTGCTGGCTTATTTGGAAAAGCGGCAGCACCTGCTAAGTTTGGATCAACTGCTGTCCCTGCAAACATTCAAAACGCTAAAACTGTTGCAGAATTAAAAACTGCTTTAGGTGGGGCACCTACTTCAATGGCAGGGAAAACTGCAGCTCAAGCATTAGCTAAACCTGGCATAGGCGCTCAAGCATTACAATTTGCAAAAGACAATAAATTATTAACTGGTGCTTTAGGTATAGGAGCTTTACAAGGTTTAGGCGCATTTAAAGAAGAAGAAGGTACAAAGATACCTCCACCACCAGAACCTGGTAGTCAAGGAAGCTTTGATTATTCCACTGGTCAAGTAAGATATTATGATCCTCAAACAAGTGGCTATACCGCAACTACTCCTCAGATACCCCAAATCTATCAAGCAAAAGATGGTGGTGATATAAAAAATTTCCCTCGTAAAACAGGACAGATCGACGGACCAGGGACAGAAAAATCAGATGACATCCCAGCGATGTTAAGTGATGGAGAGTTTGTCATGACTGCTGCTGCAGTTAGAGGACTTGGGGCATTGAATGGTGCAGATAAAGATGATAAGTTAGAGCAGCGTCGCAAAGGTGCCAAGATGATGTATGAAATGATGGATAAATTTGAAAGCAAGGTAGCATAATGGCAGAACAAACAGTATATCAAAGACAAGCTCCTTATATTGAGGAAAGAGCGGAAAAATTATTAGAAACGATATTTGGTTCTGGGAAACCTGGAGAACAAGGATACACTCCTGGTTTAGTTTCTTCACCTACTGAAATCCCCGCTTATGAAGTAGCGGGTCTTTCTCCTCAACAACTATCTGCCATTAAAATGGGCCAAGCAGGATTGGGGGCTTATCAGCCTTTCTTATCTTCCGCACAACAAGCAATTGGAACAGGGATAGGAACGATTGGTGCGGGCGTGGGAATGATTGATCCCGCTGCAGCGATGACACAGAGATTTGGTGAAGCTCAAGTAAGTCCAGAATTAGCACAAGCAAGAGCCTTAGCAAGTGGAGCAACTCAAGCATATGACCCGACTTCGGCACAAGCGTTCATGGATCCTTATCAACAACAAGTTACACAACAAGCATTAGAAGATATTCGACGTCAAGCAGATATCGCTGCGCAAAGTCAAGCAGCGCAAGCCATTCAAGCTGGTGCTTTTGGCGGTGGTCGAGAAGGCGTGGTTCGTGCAGAAACAGAACGTGGCGTGCAAGATATTATGTCAAAAAGAATTTTTGAAGATTTATCTCGAAACTATATGCAAGCACAACAGGCAGCAATGGGCGCTCAAGAAGCACAACAACGAAGAGCTTTACAGGCTGCAGGGCAATTAGGAGGTTTTGGTATCTCTGAGGCACAATTAGCTGAACAAGGATTAAGCCGAGGCTTAGGTGCTGCAGGACAATTAGGACAACTAGGTCAAGCCTTAGGAGGATTAGGTGCTCAAACTTTACAAGCGGGTCAAGCACAAGCTGGTCTTGGAGAATTAACACAACAATTAGGGCAAAGAGATATTCAACAAATGTTAGGTTTAGGCTCTCTCACACAACAATTTGGTTATGAACCAGAAGGATTTACAGGTCAAGCCCAGTTAGAAGCTGCTAGAGCTACAAAGCTAGCAGAAGAAAAAGAACCTTTTGAGCGATTTGCTTATGCCTCTGATATTCTTCGAGGGGTACCTTCTTCTCAAATTACTTATACTCAACAACCATCTCCTTCAATGCTACAACAAGCTTTAGGTTTAGGTATCGCAGGACTAGGTGCTTATGGATCGTTGGGCGGAACCATTGGTTCGTTAGGATTTTAAATGGCGATATTAGATAGACCCCTGTTCCGTCGACCATTGACCAAGGACGAACTTATGGCTTATGGCTTACCCGCATTTGCCAATGGTGGTATTGTTTATGCTAACACAGGTGGTCTTCAGATGCAGTCTGCTGAATTAAAACCTGGCGGTAAAGTGCCTGGTAGAAAATATTATAATAAAGAGACAGGTAAATTTGAGGTATATCAACCAGAGCCAAATACTGCAATTACAGATTTAGTAACTGATACACAATATGAAGATAAAATATTAAGGGACTTAGAAACTCCTCCTCCTGTTTTAACAACTACAGAAACAGAACCTCTTCCAGAGTTTACTCCAGAAATAAAACCAATTCCTGAAAAAAAACAAAAGTTAATGGAAGAGGAAGAAGATAAAAAGAAGAAACAAAAAGAGATTGAAAGTTTAGATGAACTAAAACAAAAGTATTTAGAAAAGTCTGAGTTATATAAAGAGCTATTAGGTAATCCAGAAGAGATGATTAAACAACAAGGATTCTTACAATTAGCACAGTTTGGTTTAAATCTAGCCTCGGCCCAGGGAGCAAACTTCTTAGATAAAGTAGCAAAGTCTGCTAAAGATCCGCTCAATGCGTTTGCTGAATTAGGTCGAAAAGCTTATGAAGATGAGAGAGCAGTTAACCTATTAGCTCTTGAGGCTACTGAAGAAGATATTGCTGCTGAAAAAGAAGCACAACTTGAAAAAGAATTAGCAGAGATAGAAGGCACAGAAGGAACAAAGTTCCAATCTGATCTAGCTACAATTCAAGGGTTATTGCCTAAGCTAGATCCATTAGAGCAAGTTAAAATAGCTAAAGGTTTAAGACTAGCAGATGATGAAGAAACTCAAATTAATAGCATGACAGAAACCTTAATTAATAGTAGTGCACTGTATGCGGCTGATCCTATTAAAACTAAACAAATTGCTACAGAAGTAGTAACAGGAAAAAAATCAAATCAAGCTCAAGACCAAGGTGAGGGAGCTTTAGGTCTTCCAACAATTTCTACTACAGAAGAATACGATGCACTGCCTAAAGGTGCTGAATTTTATCAAGAAGGTTTTCCAAACATACGTCAAGTAAAGGAATAGGTCATGGCTGAAAAAAAATTATTCGGCAAACCTGTAGAAGAAGAAAAAAAATTATTCGGCAAACCTGTAGAAAATAAAATATCAATTCAAGATCCAATTCTTGTAGAAGAAGATGATAAAGGATTTTTTGAATCTGTTGGTGATCAAGTCGTAGGAGCCGGAGCGGGTCTTATTTCTGGTGCGTTAAAAATACCAGAGGGTTTTGCTTCTCTAGGAGCAGAGCTAATTGATTTAGGTTTAGATACAAACACCGCAGAAAGCGTTGAAGATTTTTTTGACAAACTAAATCCTTTTGAAGAAGTAGCTCAAGAAACTTTAACAGGAAAGATTGTGGAAGGGTTAGCTCAATTTGGTGTTCCGAGCGTAGCGGGATATAAAATAGGAGCTAAGTTAGCATCTAATTTTCTCAAAGCAAAAAGAGCAGGTAAAACTGTAAGTTTAAAAAAGACTAAATCTGTTTCTAGTAAAAAAAGACAAGAGTATTTACAAAAGAAAAAACAAACAAGAAAAGAAAAATTCTTAATAGGTTCTGCTGGTTTAGGTGGTGCAACGGTAGGTGAGACCGCAGCCTATCAAGGAGATTTAGATACATTATCAGGAGACTTTATTGAAGAACTAACAGGTAGTTCTGCTTTAAGAACAGACAAAGAAGCGAGAGAACCAGGAAGGTCAGAAGCCACAAGAAGAATTTTAAACAGAGCTAAGTTTGGAATTGAAGCAGGATTAATTGGTGGAGCTTTAACAGGAATTTTTACAGGTGTAAGTGCAGCAGCAAAGACGGGTGGAAGAGCTGCATATAGTGATGATGTGGCTGAAAAAATATACGGTAAAATAGCTAATCAATTTACTCCAGCAGGTCCTGTTAGTAAAAGATTTTTCGCAGAACAAAGAGCGGCAACAGATGCTATTGAAGCGTTTAGAGAAGTAGCTTCAGATACTGCTCTCGGATTACAAAGTACCGCAGAAGACATAGCAAAAAGTATCAAAGGAGGTGGTCTTTTTAGAAGATTGGATCCTAAAAAATTTGAAGAATTAAAAAGATTAATTCAAAATAAACTAGAAAACTATGGATCTAAATTAGATCCTAAAGCAAAAAAGAATGCAGTAATCTTAGACAAGGAATCTAATTCCTTTGAATATATCTACACAAAAGGTTCAAAAGAAGACATCGCAGATAAGCAACTAAGAAAATTTTTAAAAGATAACAATGTTGATCAAAAACTAGCTGATAGACTAGACACGGATTTATTTATCGCAAGAAATCAAGTAGATGTTTTCTCTGAAAAAATTGCTGAGTTAGCTCAAAAAAAAATAGCAACATCAAAAGAAATTATTGACGATCCACTAGCTTCAAAAAAAGCAAAAGCAGATGCAATCAAAGTTAAAAAAGAAGCAGAGAAATTATTAAAAGCAACTACTAACAATTATGGTTCTTATTTAACAAAAGAATATCAGTTAGTTAAAAACAAACCTGGCGGAGCGTTGGCTAATGGTCTATCAAAATATGATCCTGCTGAAGATGCTATTTTAGAAGCAGAAAATTTCTTTGTAGGTAAATTACAAAAGTACAAATTAGCTGAATTAAAAAATTCTGATAAAGTAAAATCAAAACTATTAGAAGATTTAAAAAATAAAAAAATAAATGCTAAACAATACGAACAACTACTTAGTAAGAATGCTAGAACTATGTTGAATAGTTCTTCGGTACAAAATGATTTAAGAGATCAAGCGTCCGATATAGTAAATTATATTATAAATCAATCTGGTAAAAATATAGAAGATGCGGTTAATTTAGATAAAAATTTAGTTAAACAACTTCAAAAAGAAGGACTTGATATCAATGAGAATATTTTAAAAGCTAGAAAATTACCACCAGAGTTAAGAGCTTTATATGGGGAAATTAGAGACCCTATTTATAATATCGCTAACACTTTATCTAAGCAAGCAGAGTTCATAGCAAAGTATGAGTCTTTTGATAATTTGTTAAAAGCTAATAAAAATAAAAAAGGACAAAACACTGTTTTCTTCAAAAAAGATGAACTAATGGATGTGGCTAAAAGATTAAAAATAGATCCTGAAAAAAATCTTGTGGAGATAAAAACAAGTGGCCCACTAAAAACTCCAATAGATGGGATGTATACTTTTAAAGAAGTCGCAGAAACCATAAATAGTCAAGGGTTTGCTATGCAAGATAATTGGTACAATAATCTTTACAAGTACATGATACTTTATCCAAAAAGTTTTTCTAACCAAGCTAAAACAATTTTCTCACCCTTTACACATGTACGTAACTTTGTTTCTGCAGCGATGTTTACAACAATGAATGGTAACATTTTATTTCAAGATCCTCGTTTAACAGGAAGATTATTTAAAGAAGCTTTTTTAGATTTATATGATCCTAATTCAGCAAGGGCTATTAAAAGTAGAATAGATAGAACAAGATTAGGTGTTCGTGGCACAAGTGTCACTGGTGTTGAAACAGAAAAACTAGCTAGAGAATCTGGACTAGATTTAGTTAATAAAAATTATACAGGATTCTTAGGTAAAACAGTTGGTTCAATGACTAATAAATTAGCAAAAGGATTTAGAGATGCCTATGTATGGGAAGATAATGTTTGGAAAGGATTTAATTTTGAGGCAGAGAAATATGCTTTTAGAAAAAATTTAGAAGGACTAAATATAACTTCTAAAAAACAGATAACCCCAGAGTTTATAAAAAACATGGAGAGATTAATCGGTAGAAAAATAGGAACTGAAGGTAACATATTTAATGATCCGTTGTTTAGAAAAAACATATTTAAACAAGAGGGACAAAGTGCTTATCGAGATATAGCTATCGGAAAAGCAGTCGCAGACGAAGACTTAATAGAAACTTTCACTGAAAATATGGCAGCGGAAATAACTAAAAATAATATTCCAAACTATGAGTATGTAGGTCAGTTTATAAAAAATTTAAGAAGATTACCTCTTGGTACATTTGTTGCTTTCCCCGCTGAAATAATTAGAACAGGTATTAATACAATTCAAAGAGGAGCTAGAGAAGCAATAACTCCTGGTTTTAGAGCTACTGGGACAAGAAGATTATTAGGTACTTTGACAACAGCTACGGTAGTTCCTGCTGGTTTAGTTGAATTAGGAAATCAATTATATGATGTAACAAAAGAAGAGATGACTGCTCTTCGTCGTATTGTTCCTTCTTGGTCAGAGAATGGTTTGTTAATGGGAGCTGGTAGAGATAAAAAGGGTCAGTTAGAGTATGCGGATTTAAGTTATATCTTTCCGTATGACCAATTAATTCGTCCTGTGACTACAATGTTTAACGAAGTAGCAAAGGGAGAGGCTACAGAAGAGTCAATTAATAAATCTTTATTTGATGCAGGCGTAAAGTCTATGGCGGAATTAGCGAAACCTTTTGTCTCCGAATCTATTTTTGCTGAAGCGTTTGTTGATTTAACTATAAGAAGAGGAAGAGATGCTAGTGGCAGAGAAGTTTGGAATCCAGAAGATCCAGTAGGTGAGAAACTTTATAAAGGAACAATACACATACTAGATCCTTTTATCCCAGGTTCCTATAAAGCCGGAACAAGAATCGCTCAATCAGCTCAAAACAAAACAGATAAATTTGGTAGAACTTATGATTTAAAAGATGAGGCTTTAGGTATCTTTGGATATAAAGTACAGAAAGCAGATCCAGACAGGACTGCCCCTTTTATATTTTACGAGTTTAGAGAATTAAAAGGTAAAGCACAAACGACTTTTACAGCAGATATATTAAGAGGAGGAGAAATAACTCCTGCTGAAATTATAGAGCAATACATTGGTTCAGAACTTAGAAGATTTGAAATCTATAAAAACTTTTATCAAGATGTAAACGCATTAAAAACTTTAAAAGTTGATAGAGTTGAACTAGATAGACAGTATGAAAGACTCACTAAAAATGATCGAACATTTTTAGAAACAGGTCAATATGTTCCTTCTTTACCAACCAAAGGGACAATAGATAAGTTTATTCAAAACTATATGAAGTTAGAAGAAAATACAGGCAGAACAATAAGTCCAACCATATTTGAAGCATTGCCAAAAATTATGGAATTTTATCAAAACAATATAGGTAAAACCATAGACGATATGCTTGAAATAGATTTATCAATTCCTCCATCATTCTATCAAGAACAGAAACAAGCACCCTCATTCGTTCCTCCAGAAGTTCAATCAAAAGCACCAGACACTGGTCCAGGATCCATGGTCACCGGACAAGGGCCCACGATCCAGGGATCAACTCTTGATCCTTTAACAAAGAAAGCTATAGTGTCAGATATGGATATCACTGAAATATTAGCGGAAAGACAAGGATAATGGCGCTTAAAAAACTACTCAAATCAGAAGCTAAACTGAAACCGATGAATCCTATAGGTTTTACAGATCCAGGTGGGTCATCAAGAGATTTAGAAAGGGAAAGACAAGAAACCCGTGATAAATTTTTTGGTGGAAGAAATGTTTCGAACGATCGGGCTGATCGAAGACAGATTCAAGATGATCTAGAAAAAAATTTTATTGCTACTCAAATGAAACCAGTAGAAAACACTGGAGGAACTTTATTACAAAAAAGAAATCCATCGGGTATGGGTTTAAGTGAATATCGTCAAATGGTCGCCAATAAGTATGGACCAACACCAAGAGAAGTTTTCGGTGATATGGGAAGAGGGCTAGGATCAATGGCTAGAGGGCTTACGGATACAATTCAACAAGGTAATTTTGGAATATTAGGAATTGCTAAAAATCTTTTTAATCAAGTAAAGAATAAAGCTGCTCAAACAAAAAACTTTTTAGGGGAGCAGGTGAGTAAACTGTCAGATATTGATTTAGAGATTTTTAAAAATAGAAAAAATTATAACAAAGTTTCTCAAAAACCTGAACTTCAAAAAATCTATCGGCTCGAAGAAGATGAAAAATCTGCTTTGCAAACACAAAACATTTTAGGTAATCAAATTTCTACTATGGAAAATTTACAAGTAAGTGGTTTGAACGCTACACAACAAAGTGTCTATAATGTATTAAGAAATTCTGGTCAACCTCATGAAGTTGCGTTTTCTCAAGCGACCGCTCAGTTCGTGGACAACCGACCACTGCAAGAAAAATTACAAGATTTACAAAATAGTTCTAACAATATGTATAATTCTGGTATATTATCTGACAGATAATATGAGAATATTTATTACGCATTTAAGAAATATAATAAGGTCATACTTATATAGAGCAACAAAAAGAAAGGAAAAAGATCCTCATGAAATACATTGGGGTATAGGTGGAAAATGAACACAATAAAAATTACTGATGAACTGAAGGCTCGGATTCGTGACCATGAAGGTTGTAGAGACGAAGTTTATTTAGATTCGCTAGGCAAAGCCACGATTGCCATAGGACATTTGGTACAACCACACGAAAGAGACCGTTACAAACCAGGTGTTAAAATCACAGCAGATGAAATAGAAGATTTATTTTTAATCGATTTAAACAGAGCATGTGCAGGAGCTGAAGAATTAATAGGGCAGTTATATAAAAATGATAGAAGATTGCCTCAAGCTATTGAACATGTTATTGTGGAAATGGTTTTTCAGTTGGGAAAAACAGGTGTCTCTAAGTTCCGTAAGATGTGGAAAGCACTGTCCGATGGAGATCGACAGGAAGCTGCCAATCAAATGAAGGACTCGAGATGGCATAGTCAAACGCCAGTGCGTTGTGAAGCCCTAGCTGAAATAGTAGCAAACGCATAAGGAGTAATACAATGCCTAAATATTATAATAAACAAACTAAAAAGTGGGAAGAGAAGGGTACTCTTCGAGGCACTAAATCTGATTCAGATATAGTGGGAAAAACTGCTAGACTTAAAGAAGTAACGAGAGGCGAAAAAAATAAAGCCATAGCTGACTTCAAAAAAATGAAAGAAAAAAATCTAGCTGTGGAGATGCAAAAAAAGAAACCCATTAAAGCTGGAGATAATATTAAAAAGTCTGGTGGAAAAAACTTTAACGTTGGAGTATCTAAAGGTGGTGTTTCATTTGGTGAAGCATTTAAACACTTTAAAAATAAAGGCGTAAAAGAATTTACCTGGAACGGTAAAAGATACGCTACAAAAATGAAATAAGATTAGGGGCGTAAGCCCCTTTTCTTACAAAGTTCTTCTAATAAAATTAGGAAAACGACCTTCTTGTTTAAAGGTCATATAAGCTGCAAACCAATCGTGTTTGTATTCAGCTTGGCAAAACTCTTTAATTTGTTCGTCTTTATCTTCTTTACTAAAAAAGTTTAGGAAGTGATTCATTGATCTTTTCGTTAAGTTAAACATTATTATCTCCTTGTTTTTCATGGAGAATATAATGTTATTTTTTCTTTTTACTTGTGCTTTTTAAATACTTCTGATGTGCTCTAATCTCTCGATGGATCTCAACCTTAGACCAATGAGCCATCGCCGCTTTGTGAATATCTTCTTGAAATACTTTTAACTGACCCATATCCAATTCAATAGGTCTGCCCAAATTGTCTTGTGCCTCTTTAACTTCTTCTCTTGTTAGGCTTAGATAGAGTTTTCCATCTTGATATACAATTCTACTCATTTTATTTCTCCCCAGTTATCTCCTATTTCCGCATCACATTTGACCGGAACGTGTAGTTCAACAGCAGATTCCATTATCTCTTTAATCTCTTTTACCTGGGTCTCATTGGCTATGGAGACATTGAGCTCGTCATGTATTTGAATCATAGGAATAACCCCTACATTTTTCCACAAATCCACCATGGCTTTTTTGGTTTGATCTGCTGCTGAACCTTGTATTAACCTATTCAATGCACGATAGGTTCCTGCTCTTTTCATTTCATTCCATGCCCAAACTTTCTTGGCATTTTCATAAGACATCATTCTCTTGTCATGAAAGTCTTTGCTTTCATACAATTCAAAACGACATCTCCTTCCGAGCAGTGTATTAATATATCCATGTTGTTCGGTATACCTTGTGGCCCGAACGATTATATTGTTTAGAAACTGAACATTATCATTATATTTTTTCTTCAAAGCCTTAGCTTCATCGGGGCTAATATCTAAAGAGTCAGCTAACTTGGCTATCCCCATACCATACATGAGACCGAGTCCAATAGTCTTGGCTTCTTTCCTTGAAATACCTGCCATTTCAGCAGTTACTTGATGGAAGTCCTTACCCTCATGGAAGAACTTAATTAGGGTATCAGCGCCCTCTAAATCGTGTTTTTTGGCATAATGTACGAGGAGTCTAGGCTCTTGTTGAGAATAATCTAAAGATGCCCATTTCTCTCCCTCTTCAGGTAAGAATAAGGATCTAATCCTAGGACCAATGGCTTCATTTCTAGCCGGAACTTGTTGCAAGTTTGGATTATTCATCGACAACCGCCCACTGACCGTTCCCCCATACTCTCCTTTGAGTTGATTAATTTCTGCGTGAATACGACCATCGACTTGATGTTTGAGAATAGAATCAATGAAAGTCGTGTGTGCTTTGTTATATTCCCTGGCTATAGAGATAGATTGAATTAAAGGATTTTGACTCTCTTTCATCAGGGTATTACTAATCTTTGCTTGCTTATTCTTTTCCGTGAGTTCGTATTTCTCACCTAGCTTATCAAATATTTTTTGTAAAGATGCGGCAGCATAAATATCAGAACTACCAATATCAATACCCGTTTCCTTTTTAATATTTTGATAAATCTTTTCTTCTTCTGATTTAAAAAACTTCTTTGTCTTTTCTGCTTTATCTAAATCAACACGCACCCCTTTCCATCGCATCTCTAAAAGCAAACGCAATAGATCGGTTTCTAAATTAAAAACATCTGTAAGACCTTGCTTTTGAATTTCTACCCGTAAGAACTCCCAAAGTTTTAAAGTCAACCTAGTATCTTGCTCTGCATAAATACCGACGTACTCAACAGGAACTAAATGCATATTCTCAATCGCTTTGAAACCATGCTCTTTACCAAATTCTTCTAAAATATTTCCTTGTTTTCTTTCTCCTAAATAATCTTTCGATAGATTATCTAAGCTATAACTAAATCGATTCTCATCAACTAAGGGAGCTGCAATTAAAGTATCGTAGACTTTCGTGACATTACATTCCACACCCCAACGTCGAAGCCAACCTAAATCGTAAACTGCATTATGACAGATCACAATGGGGTCTTGTTTAAATAATTTTTTTAACCAGTTCTTTACATCCTCTTCGGAAAAATTGCCTCCCCGCTCATGGCGAACAGGAAAGTATCCATCAAATCCTTCAAAAGAAATAGCAACACCCACAACAAAACCTTTGTTCGTGGCCCACCCGCCACCAAGATTTTTAATTTCAGGATCGTATGTTTCTAAATCTACTGCTACTTGTTTAATCCCCGTTACATCAGGGAAGTTAGGCCTTGTCCATTCTGGTTTATTATCCTTTTTTAGTAAGTCCATCTGTTGTTCAAATATCATCTTAGTATCTCCTCAAATTCATAAGGCGAACTAGAGGGAACAATGTATAAATTTTCTTTTGCTCTTGTCATTGCAACGTAGAAAACTCTTCGTTCCTCATCTCTATTAGCCCATAGGTTATCGTTAATTCTTTTGGAGATATCAGAAAATACTACAACGTTCTGACTCTCTCCTCCTTTTGCTCCATGAATTGTTGAGAGTTTTATATTAACTTTCTCGTCTAAATCATGCCCGCTATTTAGGATTTGTTTAATATATATTCTGTCATATTCTTTAATTCTCGTGAGTGCTACCTCCCAAGATAGATTGGCAGGAATGTTTAA